TAAAAACTGGCGAACCCTGCGGACGGCGGAAGGGCGAGAAGCGGGGATACCCTGCCTGTCGGCCTCAAGCTGTTGCAAGCAAGATCAGCAAAAAAGAGGCAAAGAAAAAGACGGGACCCAAGCGGGTCAAGTGGTCCACAACAGCCAGCGGAAAGAAGAGAAATGCAAGGACTACTCGCAACGCCTGATGAGGTCATGCTCGATTATATGATGAGCGGTGACGGCGTACCCCGCCGCCCGCTTGCTGGTATGCTGGGCCCATTTTTGCCATTTACAGTTCCCGTTGAGGGCAAGGGGCTCAGGGTAGCTGTGCCGCCGATTTTATCAGACATTCAAGATGCGGTTATGGCTCCACTACAGGCGTATCGCGGTGAGCTAGATGACCCTGTTTCTTCTGCACAAAACTTGGCCGGAATGGTTACGGGGGGCGGCTTGCTGGTTGGCACACCTACGAGGCAAGCGGCGGCTGAATCAGGCCAAGCTATGCTGGGCGCAGGTGGTGGTTATTTTGGCGGGTTACTAGACGAGGTGCCAAGAACAAAAATTGAACGGATGATTGAAATCGCTCAGGGCGGGTATAATGACCCTGTTGTTGCTATAAGAAATAAAAGAGGGGCTATAGAAAGGTCAACAGACTTGGGTGGTTCAACCCCTAGCATAAGGCCCTACACAAGCATGGTTTCCGATCAGGTCGATGTTGGTGGTCTGCTACCAAAACAGAATATTGATATACAGGAACAGATTGGGCGTGAGTTAATATTCACCCCTGCGGACAGAACTTCTATAAGTAAACGTGTAAAAAGTGTTGATGGGACGCCTTTAAGTGAAGAACTCGTGACAGAGGGCGGGGTTTATTACCCGCGAAGGTTTGAGAATTGGGCGTCTGGTGGATCGCCTATGAGTTCAGCAGTTAATAGGCAAAACACTGTTATTAAAGAAGGTTCGGAGCCTATTTTTACAACCCTGCTTATGGGGCCAAGGTCAGACATATATTCCTCGCAAACATCACAGATTGCCAAGCGTGTTATTGATAACACAAAAATATCTAAAAAAGATATCAAAGCATTTGATGACCTTATTAAAAAAACTTACCCTGATTGGAAGGGTATTAGGAGTAAAGACGCAGAAAAACAACTAATTGACGACCCCATTCTACGAGCTATTTTTGTTGATAAATTGGCAGGTAAGGCCGCTCAAAAAGCAGGCTTTCCTGATATGTCAAGCATCAGAAAGGCGTCGACACAAAAAGAATTTTTAGGTTTGCCAGATGGTGTGGTTGGGCAGTCGATGATGCTTGCGCCCACACCAATACAAGGCTTAAGAAAATCAACACACACGACTTACCCATTGAACTTTGATAGTGATGATTTGACTTACATGGGTAGTTTAGGGTTTGGCAAAATTCCATTTGAAATTGCCGCCCCTGATCTTCTTAGTCCTCGCAGGGCTCGAAATGCCCCTGTAACTTCTGATTACAGAGCAATCACCATGCCTACTGCCTTTACTAGACAAAAAATAACTCCTCAATACGCTGACAGAATAAGCCAGTTTATTGAGGAGGGGCAGAATTTAGGTATTTTGTTTTAAAGGGAATACGAGGGGTTGCTAGACTTGTCTATATCTAATAATTCGCAGATAAAGTTATCTATAACATCTAGGTGCTTCTCTAAGAGTTCTGGATCAGAGATGTCTTGCGAAACAACCTTTTCAATAAGAGCCATTAATAACTCTCTTTGTGATTGTGGTGGGTTGGTCATTATGTCCTCCTTTACTACAGGCTAAGAGTATATCATAGAAAAAGGAATTGTAAACATGAATATATGCGAACACTGCCCATACCCGCACCGTTGTGGGCCACAAGAACGGTGCATAGCCTATAAAATAGGCGGCGAAGGTGATATACTACCTGAGCCAGTGTCTCACCCAGTGATGACAACCGATGGTATCGGTATGACTGGCAAAATTAAATCTGGCAAGAAAAAGGCGAAAAAAGATGCCTAATTATAAGAATGTTACAGGCCCAATATCACGGCCAACCTATGCAAACCCTAATCACCCGATGAATACTCCGGCTGACAAAGTTAAGACAAATATGAGGGCCAGCACAAGAGGTCAGCCCGTGACAGGCCCCAAGTCTCGCCCCAAGCGTCCGGCGAGGGCTCGGCAGGTTTACACAGGCCAGACTGGGATTTTTTCGTCAGACTGATGCAGGTTGTAAAGGTCATGCGGCGGCCTCGCCCAGTGCGGCAGAGAGTTGAGCCAGTAGCGGAAGTGTTTGAGAGGTGCACGGGGTGCGTCTCTCGTAAGATGTGCGACAGCAAGGCCAAGTGCCTGCACGGTGCAAAGGCAAAGCCAAAGGGAAAGAAAAATGGCAGAGATGGACGATTATCAGCTTAACAGCATTGTTTCGTCTGAGATACGCGACAGTCTGAACCACTTTGACACAGAGTTCAGTCAGGAGCGTATTCGCGCTATGGACTTCTACCTTGGCGAACCTATGGGCAATGAAGTCGAAGGCCGGTCACAGGTTATCAGCACGGAAGTGTCTGACACCATTGAGGCTATCATGCCCAACCTCATGCGGGTGTTTACAGCCAATGACCAGTACGTCCGCTTCAATGCCCGCACCAGCGAGGACCAGCAAAAAGCCGAGCAGATCACAGATTACTGTAATTACATTTTAAATCACGATAATTCTGGCTATAAGATTCTTCACAACTGGTTCAAGGATGCGCTCCTTTTTAGACTAGGTGTCGTTAAATATTACTGGGATGAATCAGAAGATATCCGCGAGGAAGAATACGAGAACCTCAACGAGACTGAACTGGCAGCATTGTTAGCCAACCCCGACATGGAAATTATCGGCGTTGTGAACGAGCAGGCCGCGTCTTACATGGAAGACGAAACAGGCGAGATGGTCCCAATGGATATGACCTACAGCCTGAAGGTTCGCATTACAGAAAAGACAGGCAAGATTAAAGTTGAGAATGTGCCGCCGGAGGAGTTTCTCGTAAACCGTCGTGCGACCTCACTGGAGGACGCTCACTTTGTAGCACACCGCACCGTGATGACTGTCTCCGACCTTGTGGCTATGGGATATGACCGCGACATTGTGGAAGCCCATGCAGGCACCTCCAGCATTGACGTGGACGAGGAGCGCACCAACCGCTTTCAGGACATTGAGGCAAACACAGGCACTGATGCCGCTGACCCGACACTAGCCGAGGTCATCTATTATGAGTGCGTCATGCGGGTTGACTATGACGGTGACGGCATTGCTGAACTGCGCCGCGTCTGCGCTATCGGCGAGGGCGGTGACGAAATACTGCACAACGAGCCATTTGACCATATCCCGTTTGCTGTTGTCAGCCCCGTGCTTATGCCGCACCGCCTGATAGGCCGCTCTGTGTACGACATGACAGAGGATTTACAGGTTATCAAGTCCACACTGCTCCGGCAGTACCTCGACAGTGTTTATAGCTCTACACTACCCAGAATGGGTGTTGTCGAGGGTCAGGTAAATATTGATGACGTTCTGGACGGAACCGCTGGCGGTATCATCCGTATGCGTCAACAGGGCATGATTCAGCCGATTACTGGCACCCCAGTTGGCGGCGAAGTACGCCCATTGATGGATTATATCGACAGCATCAAAGAACAGCGCACTGGCATGAGCAAAGCCTCACAAGGGCTCGATGCAAACGCATTGCAGTCAACTACAGCCAGCGCAATCAGCGCGACTGTACGGGGCGCACAGGTCAAGTTGGAATCTTACGCCCGCACAATGGCAGAGTGCGGTGTCAAGGACTTGTTCAAGGGTTTACTGCACCTCATTACCAAGTACGACCAGAAGCCGCGCATAGTTCGTCTGCGGAATAATTTTGTGCCGATTGACCCCCGCGAGTGGCACAGCGAGTTTGACGTGGTTGTGCAGGTTGGTCTGGGCACAGCAGACGATGAGCAGAAGATTGCGTTCCTGACACAGATTGCGGCCAAGCAAGAGCAAATCCTGATGCAGTTGGGGCCAAACAATCCGGCTGTTAGCATGGCTCAGTATGTCAACACTTTGCGGTCCATTGCAGAGATTGGCGGGTTCAAGGACGCTGACCAGTTCTTTAACAGCCCGCAACAGATTCAGATGGCGCAACAGCAAATGGCCCAACAGCCACAGCAAGACGCAAACGCAACAGAGATGGCCAAGCTCCAGCAAGAAATGGCCCTGAAGCGGGAACGCATGATGATGGAATTACAGCTAGAGCGTGAGAAGATGGAGGCGGAACTAGAACTGCGCCGACAGGAACTTGCCGCTGAAGCTGAACTAAGGGCAATAAAAGCCGCAACCGATGCTGAGATCAGCACTAACTTACCGAGGTAGCTATGGCAATTTCAATTCCAGACGGTTTTCTTGCGGGCGGCACAACAATAGGCGGCGGTGCTACCGAGGGCTACAACGACCCGTATGAAGCTGAACTAGCCGCCCAAGCCGCCGCTGGTGGCTCTGGCGGCATATTAGGTGGTGGGTTCGATTTTTCTGATGACGGTGGCTCCGACCAGCCGTCTTTAGAAGAACTGCAAGCCATGACTGCCATTAACACAGCAATACGTCAAAAGACAGGGCTTGGTCATGTCGGTACACCTGAGCAAGCATTTATCGCGCAACGAAATGCAAATTTGTTTAATAATCCAATTTATAGAAATTTAGGTTTTGTTCAGGGGTTGGGGGGAATAAATGTCCCCAGCTTTAATCTTGCAAACGCACAGCTTATGCGCCCTATGGCAAGTGGTGTGCCGTCATTTTCTCAGAATATGCTGATACCCTCTGGTATTTCTGGTTTTGGCAATGTCCCCGCCGCGCCAGTTGAATACACTAAAGCAGACGGTACAAGGGGTTATCAAATAAACGGGGTGGAGGTTTCAAAAGAGCAGGCGGAAGCCGCTTCACAAATGCGCCAAGATATGTTCGACCTCACAGCGGACCCCAGACCGTCTTTTGGCAGTGATATGTTCGGCAAAGTAAAAAGTTTTTTCACTGGCGAGGAGCAAGACCGAGAGGCTGGGTTTAAAGACTACGGCACCCTCTTAAGCATGGGCGGAGAGATAGACCGCGCAACTGGCGATATTACAACCAAGGTTGGCAAAGGCGAGTTGAAGTATAACAACCGCTTTGGCATTACAACTTACTCCGGCCCTAAGGACGACAGCTACAGGGGCCCGTTTGAGAACCTGATTAGACCAGCTTACAGCAGTGATGACGGCCCACAACAAGAAGAGCAGGTTTCCATCAAACCTATTACAGAAGAAGAGGAAGAAGAGCGGTCAATGATCCGCGATGGGCTTATCATGCCAGAGGATGGTTATTTCCCGACAACTGGTAGGTTCTTGCGACTTGGGCTGCTGGACCAGCCTATAGACACATACGGTGGGTTACTTGCGGGTCAGGACCCAGCGGCATTTGAGGCAATGAACATGGCGTTCAGACGGCCTACAAATGTGGAGTATTTTCAGGATCCATATGACATGACGGGGTATACGTTAATCTAATGAATGAAGGTAAGGCGAGGGAGCAGATAAGCAGAGGTGACAGAGCCGCTAGTTTATTGAGAGACGAGTTATTAAATGAAGCATTTGACAAACTTGAAACAGATTTTATACAGGCGTGGAAAAACAGTTCTGTGGAAGATTCACAAAACCGTGAACGGCTGTATATGTTATGTCAGAACTTGGCGGCAGTAAAAGACTATCTTGAACAGGTAGTTACCTCCGGCAAGTTGGCAAAGGCGCAACTCGATGAGTTGCAAAACCGTGTAAAATTTGAGAAAAGGAAGTAGTAATGGACAATAACTCGCAAGAGACTGGCCAGTTATCTATGAACGAAGCCATTGAATCCCTGTTAGCAACTCCACCCGTTAAGGATACGGAAAGCGAAGGGCGGCAAGGGGAAGAAGCCACGGAAGTGGAAGAAGCCCCGACACTTGAAGCAGAGGCCGAGACTGAGACTGAAGAGGTCGAATATGTCGAGGATGATGAAGAGGGTGAGTATGAAGTTGAAGAGGATGACGAAGAGGCAGAGCCCGACCAACCTCAGACATACACTGTTCGCGTCGACGGTGAAGAGTATGAGGTCACGGAAGAGGAACTGCTGAACGGGTACTCCCGACAGCAAGCATACACAAAGCGTAGTCAAGAACTCGCAGAGCAACGCAAGGCTTTTGAATCAGAGGCCGCGCAAGTGAAGCAGATGAGGGACACCTACGCACAACAACTTGAACAGTTGTCCGCACAGTTACAGCAGGCAAACCAACAGGAACCTGACTGGGCTGAACTGGCAAAGCAATACTCTGCTGAGGACTTAATCGTTTACAAGGCGCAATTAGACCAACAAAAGGAATATGCCCGCCAAGTAGAAGCCGAAAGGCAAGCGGTAGCCCAACAGCAGATGCAGGAGCAACAGCAGGCCATGAAACAGCGGCTTGCTGAACAAAAGAAGGAGATGCTGAACCGCATCCCGCAGTGGCAAAATGACGAAGTTCGCAACAATGAGCGGATGCAGGTCATTGAGTACGCACAGCGGCGGATTGGCTTCTCAGAAGAAGAGATTGCAAATGCGTCAGACGCACGGGCAATCGAACTGCTTTATAAGGCGTGGCAGTGGGATAATCTTCAACAGAAGAAACCCGCCGCGAAGAAAAAAGCGGCCAAAGCTCCCAAGATGGCTAAGTCAGGGCAACCAAAGACAAAGGCTCAAGTTGTCAGTCGTCAACGACAAAAGGCGATGGACCGCCTCAATAGAGAAAGGTCTGTAGATGCCGCTGTCGATCTTTTAATGGGAAAAAGCTAAGAAGGGAATAAAATCATGGCAACCCATACTACCGCAACTGCTGTCGGTGAGCGCGAGCAACTGGCAGACGTAATTTATCGGATTGACCCCGATGAGTGCCCAATTTTTTCAGCATTGAAAAAAGAAACCTCAAACGGCATTTTCACTGAATGGCAAGTTCAGGAATTAGCCGCCGCCGCAACAAACAACCACGTTGCAGAAGGGGCAGATGCTACATTTGCTACGCCCACGAGCACTCAGAGATTCGGTAATTACCATCAGATAAGCGTCAAAGACGTGGCTGTATCGGGGACACTAGAAGCCGTCGATAAAGCGGGCCGCGACCGTGAACTGAGTTATCAGCGAGTTTTAAAATCGTTGGAGCTACGTCGCGACATAGAAAAGTCAATCGGTGACACAGATGTAGCACGTTCAGCTTCATCACCTCGCAAGTCAGCTTCACTGTCATGCTGGATAACCAACGGTTCAGTTGGCGCGACTGCTGGTGCATTTGCAACTGGCGATGGCACGGACACAGTGACAGGCGGTGATGACCGTGCACTGACACTGGCTCTGATTGAGGACGGGATGCAGGACGCATGGTCAGACGGCGGCAATCCAAAGCTGTTGGTTGCATCTGCAACAAACCGTGCGAACTTCTCAGACCTGTCTGCTTCAGGCAATCTGGTCAGCAACGATGTCAACATGACAGCGGCTAAGGCAACAACATACGTTGGCTCAACTTCTGTGTTCTTGACAGACTTTGGCACCTTGGACGTGGCACCGTCACGCTTCCTAAGCAATGACCGCATCTTCCTGATTGACCCAGACTTTGCATCACTTTGCACACTGAACGGACGTAATTTCGCAGAAAACGAAATTGCCCGCACAGGTGACGCAGAGAAAATGCAACTGGTCACAGAATGGTCACTGAAAGTGATGGCTCCAAAAGCCCACGCAATGATCTTGGACCTCAACGGTTCTTAATAACCACAGGTGGGGCGGGCAACCGCCCCATCTCTTCTAGGGGGAGCATATGAAAAGAAACCTTATCTCAGACCCGACCACTGGCAAGGAAATCAATCTGCGCCAAGAAAGTGACGGGTCATCTTATATTGAGCAGACCCAAAAGTTCGACAACCTGCTGAAACTTAATAAGCATATGGCGGATGACTGGAAGTATGGTCAGATGCGCGGTACACAGAAGCACATGGCTCATGTGGCGGAAATACCGAATATATTGTATGCTGAACTCGTACAGAAGTTTGGCAAGCCTGCTGACAACCCAAAGGCGTGGAAGCAGTGGCTGAATGATTCTGAAAACAGAGCGTTTAGAACAGGCGGCGGTAAATTATGAGCATAGGTACTTATCAGGAGTTGAAGGACGCGATAGCCAACTTTCTGGCCCGTGATGACCTAACAGCGCAGATACCCAACTTTATCCAGCTTGCAGAAGCACGGATGAGCAGGGAACTGGAGACACGCGAACAGGAAAAGCGGGCTACTGCGACCCTTACAGCAAATGATGAATATGTTGCTCTCCCGACTGACCTGCGCGAAGTGCGCGAGGTAAAGCTAAATACATCACCGACAAAGGTGCTGTCATACTTTAGCCCTTCAGGTCTGGACACGCAGTATTCCTCAAACGGCCAAGGCAGGCCGGAGGGCTACAGCATTATCGGCAAGGAGCTTAAACTGCGCCCAATACCAGACAGCACTTACGAGGCTGAAATTGTTTACATAGGCACATTGGATTCGATTGGTGACACAAGCACACCGACACTGTTTCTGAGAAGCCCTGACCTGTACCTGTACGGTGCACTAACAGAGGCATACGCCTATTTATTGGATGAGGGCAGAGCGGCACAGTATGACGCGAAGTTTTCACGCGGTTTGGAGGAAGTAAAAGTTGATGAACAGCGGGCCCATTACGGAACAGGCTCGTTGCATATCACAAGTATTTATTCACGACAAAATGCAGTAGCGGAGACTTAAACTATGTCAGCAATGTCAGATTATTTAGAGAATGAGATTCTCGATCATATACTGGGGACTGGCTCTTATACCATGCCAAGTGCGGTGTATGTGGGCTTGTCAACAGGTTCATTCAATGATGATAACAGCGGAACAGAACTTAGCGGTTCTGGTTACACCCGCAAAGCTATAACTTTCGGGGCGGCTTCCTCAGGCACGGCAAGTAATAATGCCGCTGTTGAGTTTCCTGCCGCAACTGGGTCATGGGGCACAGTAAGTCATTTTGGAATCTTTGACGCCTCATCCAGCGGAAACTTGTTAATACATGGTGCTCTGACAGCCTCAAAGGTAATTGCTTCTGGTGATATACTGAAGATTGCAGTTGGCGATATGGACATCACCGCCGCATAGGTGAGATATGTCTACAACAGCACCCCTCGACAGGATAACCGGCACCCTAGATAGTTATACCGTCACGCTTGATACGCTTGGCGACAAAGTATCATGGACCGCTGTTGCGCTGGATCATATGGATGGCTGGGGTGTTCTGGACAGTTGGAACTATGGCCCTTTAGACACTCTTGCCCTTGAGGTTAAGATTGCTGAGGGCACTGCGGCAACAGCCGTTACAGCAACAAGTTCGGCAGACCGTGTAAAGACCGTATCAGCCGCAGTCACAGCGTCCGTGACAGCCTCAACAGGTACAACCCGCATAAGGACAGCGGCGGCAACAGCAACTGTTCTCAACACGGTTGTAGCGGCGTTTCTGAGGGTGCGCCCGTTTGAGGCTCTGGTTAGTGCTGTTGGCACTGCAACAATGGTTGGCACACGAGTTCGCACTGCATCGGCCTCAGCCAACATAGCTATCACAGGGACAACTAGCACAAACTTTGTTACACTAGCGGCGGGCACTGCTGACATTGCGGCTACCGTAGCGGGCAATATCACAGTGACCTTTGATGGTGCGTCAACTGCTGAAATAGTTATTACTGGCAGTGTATCACCGAAAGTATTGGGCGAAGATTGGACAAATGCAACAATAGGGTCAGAGATATGGACAGACGTGACTTTAGGCTCTGAGGTGTGGACACAGGTGCAAACTGGCACAGAAACGTGGGCAAGACAATGATACCTTTTGGCGAATGGCTACCAGATCAGCCGGACCACATGAACGCTGGCGTAGTTACAGCAACAAACGTGATACCTTCCGCGTCCGGCTATAAGCCGTTCCCGCAGTTGATCAGCTACAGCAATGCGGCAACAGCTACTTTGCGCGGCATTTTTGCGGCAAAAGATAATGATGGCAACGTGGCTCTGTTTGCTGGAGACAGCGGCAAGCTATATAAATTTACGCCGTCAACAAACAACCTCACAGACGTAAGCAAAGCAGGCTCTCCTGCTTATGACCTGACAGGCCCAGAGCGGTGGCGTTTTGTTCAATTTGGACAATATGTTCTAGTTTCAGGCGGCATAGGCGAGGAAATACAAAAGTGGGATTTATCCTCTGACACAGCGTTCAGTAATTTAGCTGGCTCACCCCCAAAAGCTGATTTTCTCGCAGTGGTCAGAGATTTTATCTGGACCGCTAATATTGACGAGGGTTCAGGTCGCGTTCCGTACCGCACAAGATGGTCAGCCTTTAATGCTATTGATAGTTGGACTGTAGGAACGGATCAGGCTGACTTTCAGGACTTGCCTGACAGTGGTGCAATCACTGGCCTTGTAGGTGGTGAATATGCGACTGTTCTTTGTGAAAGGGCCATATTCCGTGCGACATACACAGGCCCGCCATTAATCTGGCAGTTTGACAGAGTAGAAAGTCAAATTGGTTGCCGGTTAGCTGGGTCTGTTTGTAACTATGGTTCCCTGACGTTTTTCTTGTCTGACAATGGGTTTCACGCATTTGACGGGCAACGTGCCAGACCAATCGGCAACGAAAAAGTAGACAAGTTTTTTGAAAAAGATTTCAACACTAATTACAAGGACAATGTTTCTGCTGCTGTTGATCCGCTAAACCAGATCGCTGTTTGGTCTTATCCTTCAACAGAAAGCAACAACGGCGACTGTGATAGACTGTTGATTTACAACTATGCGCTAGACCGTTGGTCACTTGTAAATGTGACGACAAACTTTATAGCCCCGTTTTTTAGCGGCGGTTACACAATGGACAATCTTGACAATATATCAGCCACTTTGGACGGCCTCACAACCGTGTTAGACAGCCAGTTGTTCCGTGGAGGTGAATACTTCTTTGGCGGTGCTATAGGCAATAAACTGGCTACCTTTACAGGCGACCCATTAGCCGCAACCATTGAGACGGGCGAAGTCAGCATAGCCAAGGGCAAGCACGGCATAGTGACCCGCATTTATCCATACTTTGAAGATGGCTCTGTGACTATGGAAGTTGGCACCAGAAACACCCCCACATCAGCAGTGACGTTTACAAGCCCCGTAGCAATGAACGCTGACGGTTTCTGCCCGTTCCGTGCACAGGGTCGGTATCACCGAACCCGCATGAACCTGACAGGTAACTGGTCAAACGCACAGGGGCTTGATGTAGATGCCAGAGAGATAGGCAGGCGGTAATGGGCAAAACGGTAAACTTTCGCATATTAAACCCCGTTACAGCTACCACGCGAATGATTGCTGAGGTGTTGAACGGCGCGATGAGCGGTAAGATAAACTGCTCAGGTGAGGTAATTTTGCCATCTGGTGGCGGAGACGTGACTGTTGTAGACCCACGAGCAAGCAAGGAAAGCGTCATCATATTAGAGCCTCACACAGACAATTATTACCACCACAACCCTTATATTAAGACTAAAAATGATGGGTCTTTTGTTATAGGGCAGGCAAACAATGGGCAGAGTACGGATATAAGTTATGTCATCATTGGCTGACGAATTTGAGCGTTGCGCGGATTACATTGAATCGGCACTTGTGTATGCCGGTCATAGCCATACGTTACAGGACGTTTGGCAAGCTATAACCAATAAACAAGCAGCATTTTTTCCTTACGAAAAATCTGCTATAGTCGTGGAGATAGTTGATTACCCGCAAAGGGCGACCTGTCGCATTTGGTTAGCTGGTGGCGATATGGACGAGCTTCTGGAGGCTGAGAAAGAACTCCGTGGGTGGGCCAGAGAACGTGGTTGTGAGAGTATGGAGATTATTGGTCGGAAGGGCTGGGAGCGAGTGCTCACAGAATATAAACCATCAGCAGTTATATTAACGAAGGAACTTTGAGATGAGTAAAGGCGGCGGCAGACAAAGAACGATTACGCAAACGACTGCGCCTAGTGCGTTTGCACAGCCATTTTTAGAATATGGCATGGAGGAGGCTAAGAACCTTTATCAGTCAGCCATGCCTCAGTATTACCCTGAATCGACAGTGGTAGGCTTTAGCCCTGAAACAGAGATGGCTCTGTCTGGGTATCGTCAGCAAGCTGCCGCAGGTTCTCCGTTTATTCCTGCTGTTCAGGATGTGGTTATGCAAAACCTCATGGGCACCAACCCGTTACAGCAGGCGGCGTTTAATCCGATTGTGGAACGTGTGCAGGCAGAGGCCGCTAAGGCAGGCCGGTACGGATCTGGCTACCAACAAGGTGCGCTAGGGGCGGCACTGGCACCTATGGCTTACCAAGCGCAACAGGCGGCGATTGCACAGGCACCAGCGGCCAGAGAGTTTGGCTTTGCTGATATGAAGACGCTGGCACAAGTAGGAGCGGCTCGTGAGGCTCAGGAGCAGGCTCAACTTAGTGCAGATATTGAGCGGTTCCAGTTTGAGCAGATGCGCCCAGCACAGAAGCTGGCAGATTACATGACAATGGTGCAGGGCGGCTCAGGTGCTCTGGGTAGTCAGCAGATCACTCCGCAGTTCCGCAACCCTGCTCTGGGCTTCTTGTCCGGCGGTATGGCTGGTGCACAGGCCGCTCAGATGATGGGGAGCACTAACCCAGCCTATATGCTCGGCGGTGCGTTGTTAGGAGGTCTGGCATAATGAGCCCATTTTTAAGAAATATGAGGATGCCACGGCAAGGCAGTGCCGCAGGGACACAGGCGTTTCTTGAGGCTATACAGCCACAGCCTATGGGTCCACGAGTTGGGGCATTACCGCCTCAGCTTGCTGGCCCTCCTATGAGGCAAACAACTCCGCCATTTCCGTTAAGGGCTGGCATGGCAGGTGCGGCAATGCGGCCAAGACAAACCGCCTCTGCAATGACCCCATTACAGCGCGATATTATGACAAAAATGGGCTACGGCGGCATGACCCCAGCGGCCCCAAAAACTCCAGCTAGTGGTATTATGGGCAGGCTTCCCGCAGTTGGCACCCCTGCCTTTGCTGGGCTAGGACAGGCGGCGGCAACAGGTCTGCAACTGTCAGGATACCGTGACCGCCCTATCACCACTGGTGAGGGACTGGGCGCAATGTTTGGCGCAGGAATGAAAGCGTACTCAGAAGCGAAACGTGCTAATCTAGCAGACCAAATTGCGTTAGCTGAGTTGGCGGCAAAAACCACTAAATCTGGGGCACTTGAAGGTAAATCTATTTTTGCACAAACTGGCAATACCCTTTTAGAACTTGCTCCTAAGATAAAGTCTGGCAAGGCTACAGCCTCAGAAAGAGCACTTTACGCCTATGCTTATGGGGCTGTTTCTAAGCCACAAATACAAACAAGTTTTGACGCAGAGGGAAATAAAACAATTACAGAAATACCTGCACAAGACTTGCCTCAAGATTTATTTCCTAGACCAGAGGGTTTCCGCGACCCATTAACGACAACCCAACCAAGTGCTAAAGCCCTCAAAGACGCGGCAAAATTAAAAGACACCCTTAAAATGCTACAAAATCTTAACGCTTACCGACAAACTTTGGAAAATCCAGAGTTTGATCTGGTGTCTCAAGCTGGCGGTGCTTTAGGCTTCCCAAGTGGTCTGGCGGCTACAGCGTCTGCTCAGGCTCAGGCTCTCAGAATGGACCTAAAGAATCTCTATGAATTGGGCGCACTTGTGGGCGGGGATTTTCAAATTCTTGACTCTTTATTAACAAGCCCAAATTCTGCTGATGCGATTAGAGGCGGCAGAGATTTGCTTCTGTCACAAATAGACCAGCTAGAAAGACAACTTGAGTTGGACATGGGTATGAAGGATGTGACGTTAAGAGGCACAAAATCAATACCAATCGTAGCAAATTCTAAAGAAGAATATGACGCCGCTCCTAATTATACATACGTCAAGTTGCCAAATGACAAAATTGTGTACAAAGACCCTAGAGGGAATTAATAAAGATGTCTCAAAAAAACTGGTACGATGATATTCAGGGTGCGGTAGATGTCACACCGCCTTCTGGCAGGGGTAAGTTTGATTTTTACCGAGACATTGCCAGAGCGGCTGGTCAGGGCCTTAGCCTTGGTTTTGGTGATGAGATAGAGGCGGCGGTAACGTCTTTTTTTGGTAAAAGGCCATACTCTGAAGTTGTCGAAGAAATACGCGGAGATATAAGCCAGTTTAAAGAACAGGCCCCAGTGGTCGCGTATGGCGCGGAGATACTCGCCTCTATGATTACAGGCGGTGCTGGCACTGCTCGTGCTGTTGGCGCAAATGTTGGCAGAGAAGCTATAAAGCGGGCTGGGTTAGCAGGCGGCGCAGAAGCCGCAATATACGGCGCAGGAACTGGCGAGACACCCGAACAGCGCATTATGGGCGCAACTATAGGCGCACCTGTTGGCGCAGTGACAGCGGGGTTAGGTCAAAAATATATGCCAGCATTACAGGAGGGCGCAAAGTCCATGCTAAAGCGTGGCTACCCCCTGACAATGGGGCAGGCAGTTGGAGGTAAAGTTAGCTCAATAGAGCAAAAAATGTCTCTTCCGTTTTTGCAGGAATCAATACAAGAGGCTCGGCGCAGGCCACAGCAAATGTTCGTGCGCGAGACTATTGACGAAGCCCTAAAGCCTCTGGGCGTAAAAGTGCCGGAAGGGTTTACAGGAGAAACAGCCGTAGACTTTGCTGAGGATGCTATTCAGGAGGCTTACGCGAAGGTTGTGCCAAAAGCAAAGTTTAGCACAGCGGCTCCAGATACAGAGATAGAAAGCATCCTGCAACAGACACTAAAAGACGGCGTTTTTGACGCAGACGATTTAAAAAAGTTCAGAAAAGACTTAGCAGAAGCATACACCTCAAAGAAAAGAAACGGTGCTATGACGGGTGAGCTTTTCAAGGAAGCGGAAAGCGATATATCCTCAGCCATTCAATCATTCCGTATGTCTGGGAACCGCAGACAGGCTCGTGTCATGCGAGATATTCAAGGTGTTCTTAGGGACCAGTTTGCCAAGCAAAACCCAGACCTGCCTGACCTGCAAGCGGCGAACAAGGCTTATAGAAATATGCGCCCGATTGTTAAGCTGTCTGACAGAAAAGTTGCTACTGGCGGTGAATTTACTCCGGCGGCGTTAGTTAAGGAGGAGACACGAGGTCGCGCCAGAACTTCACCTGAGGTTGTCAGAGCTAGAGAGGCCAGAGACATTTTAGGCCAGACTGTGCCGGACAGTGGCACTGCTTCCAGAATGTTACTTGCCTCGCCATTCACAGCTTACACACCGAAAAGAGCTTTAGGGTTAGGCAGTCTTGTAGCAGGATCAGCATTATATGAATTTCCTAAATTGGGGGCTAGGCTTGGTAAAGGGGACCAGTTAAAGGGTGCTGTCACTGCCCCAGCAAGATTTATGAGGGCCCTAGCCCCAGCCGCTGGTGAAGCCGCTCCGTCAGCTATGGGCGGGCTACTGTCACCTGCCGAGGCTGGCGAAATGCCCATAGAGGATGTAGTGTCGATTGGTGGCCGTAATTATGCTATAACAAATCAGGGCGCGACATACACCCTGCTAGGAGACTAAGATGGCAAAGACTAAAATATCAGAATACAGCGCAACCGCTAGTTCAAACACGGACATTGATTCGATTGATCTGGGCGAGGGCACAATGGTGCCAAGCGATGTTAACAACTCGCTCAGGGAAATGATGGCGCACCTTGCGGACATGAACGCAGGCACATCAGCCATACAGGACACCTTTACCCTGTCAGACCCTACAGACGATACCAAGCAAATGCGGTTCGATGCTGTGGGCATTACGACTGGGAACACCCGTGTGTTTACTGCCCCTGACAGCGACCTGACTATTGCTGGGATTGATATCGCTCAGGAGTTTACACGCACACAGAACTTTGACGCAACAACCCTTACAGACGGGGCGACTATCTCATGGGACGCAGCACAGAATCAGGTAACGTCCGTAACACTGGCTGGGAATCGCACACTGGCAGCACCAACCAACCTGAAAGACGGTGCGGTGTATGTGCTAACCATTATACAGGACGGCACGGGCTCACGCACTCTCAGCTTTAACGCTGTGTTCAAGTTTCATCAGGGCTCTGCCCCCACACTGACGACCACCGCATCAGCGCGGGACGTGCTGGTGTTTCTAAGCAATGGAACTAACCTGTACGAAATTGGACGCTCACTGAACGTATCTTAAAGGACTAGTCTATGTTTACTATTGGCGGCACTAGCAATCGCGAATTTTTTCCATTCGAACCGACAGGCAGTCTGCGGTTTGAAGACGGCGACAGTCCCTATTTAACACGCACACCGACCACGGCTGGCAATCGCAAAACTTGGACTTGGAGTGCATGGGTCAAGCGTGGAAATTTAGGGTTAAAAAGGCTGTTTTCCGCTGGAACAAGCGGCTCTTCCTATATACAAATACGGTTTGATACCAATGACGAGATTCTTTGCAGTTCTGAACAGCCATCATTAGTTTTAAATCTTAAAACCACACAAAAATTTCGTGACCCATCAGCGTGGTATCATATCGTTGTTGTTATGGATACAACGCAATCAACCGCCGCAGACAGAACAAAACTTTATGTTAACGGCAGTCAAGTTACTGATTTTTCGTCTTCTACAAGACCAACGCAAAACACTGACCTATTAATTAATTCAACCACTGCTCATATGATTGGGGCTTTATCGTATAGCACAACTTCTGGTCCTTATGACGGCTATATGGCAGAAATCAACTTTATTGATGGCACTGCTTTGGACGCAGATTCATTTGGTGAAACAAAAGCTGGCATATGGATACCAAAGCAGTATTCAGGCTCTTACGGTACAAACGGGTTCTATCTGCCGTTTAACAGTACCGTAACTGCAACAGGGCAATCTACAGTTATTTACACAGGAACAGGCGCAGGTCGTAGTGTGGAGGGCATGGGTTATAAACCTGACTTGGTATGGTACAAAAATAGAGATACTGTAAATGCTCATATAATACAGGACAGAGTAAGAGGTCCAAGTGCATATTTAGTTCCTAGCGAAAATTATATTGATAATAATGCAGGTAATATTCTTCAAGCGTATACTAATGATGGATTTTATTATGGAACAAATGCTGCGGGTAATAATAGTGGGAGTGATATTGTTGCATGGGCATGGGATGCTGGTGCAGACCAAACTGCTACAGGCTATGGATGTGTGGTTTATACAGGTTCAGCTACAACACGGCCTGTAACAGATATAGGTTTTTCCCCTGATTTAGTTTGGATAAAGGCACGTTCAAACAGTTATCATCCTATGCTGGCAGACTCTGTAAGAGGTGCTGGGAAAAGGTTATCATCAAGTCAAACTGGGGCTGAAACTTCAGATACCAATGCAGTAAATTCTTTTGGCTCTGACGGATTTGATCTAGACACTGGGTCATCTATTAATAACAACGGTGATGATTTTGTAGCGTGGTGTTGGGATGCAGGAGATAGTGCGCCAGCAAGTAACACTGATGGGTCTATTACAGCAACAGTTAAAGCATCTACAGCAAATGGGTTCAGTATAGTAACAGGTTCAACGCCATCATCATACACAAGCTACAGTTTTGGGCATGGTTTAAGCAGCGCACCAGAGTTTGTTATTTGGAAAGAGTCAGAGGGAACAAGCAACTGGAATAGCTGGCATACTGGCTTGAGCAGTTCATCAAATCTAATTCAACTTAATAGCACCAATGCTGAACTGTCTGGTTCTTACTATGGAACTATTAATGACAGCATAGTTACACAAACGGGAAGTGCATTTGTAAATTTAAATTCCGACTTTGTTGCGTATTGTTGGCATAGTGTATCAGGCTATTCAAAAATAGGCACATACACGGGTAATGGTTCTGCAACGGGGCCTACAGTAACGTGTGGATTTAGACCTGCTTTTGTTATGATCAAACGTTCTGATAGTACCGGTAATTGGTATATTTTTGATGTTAATCGTGACCCAGATAATAAAGGCCAAAGATATTTAAGGCCAAATTTACCTAATGCAGAGGGCGGCTCAGGCACAGGTCAAGAATATGTAGACTTCCAAAATAATGGTTTTCAAATTATTGCTGACTCTTCTGCCTTTGGTGAAGGTAACACATCAGGTGGCACTTATCTTTACATGGCTTTTGCAGGCGGCAAAGATACTATTGCACCAGTAAATACAAATGGCTCAACAACAAGCCGTGTAAAAGCATCAGATGACACAGGTTTTTCTATTGTAGAATATGAAGGTACGGGGGCAAATGCTACATTCGGGCATGGCTTATCATCTGCTCCTGATTGGGTGGTTGTTAAAAATAGGAGTTTAGCAACTAATTGGACAGTTTATCATTCTGGTAATACAGGCAGTCCAGCAACACAGTATTTGTCACTTAACCTTTCTGATGCAACTGCCAGCGGTGGTGGAGTTGTGTGGAACTCTACTGCTCCCACATCAAGTGTAGTTAGCATTGGCACTGGAAATGCAGTAAATCGATCAGGGGATGAATTTATAGCTTATTGCTGGACAGCAACTACAGGAAAGTCAGCTTTTGGCAGTTATACTGGTACAGGGTCTGCTGGATTAGCGGTTACAGGACTA